TAATATTGATTTGTTTTAGTATTGTAAAGATACTCATTATCAGTGAGTTAACCAAATATTTACAGCCTTATTTTGCTCATAATCAATAGTTTAACTTTTGGTAACTTGAAATGAAATATGAATGAAATGGAGTATCACGGACAATAGGTTTAATCTATTGGTTTTTATTAAAGTGACCCGGCTTTTGTTTCCACAGTGATATAGCCGGGCCACCGCTCTTGTTGTTTTGGAAGAGCACGTGTATTTGGTGTATCAATCTCCGCAATAACGCCCGCTTTGGCTTCTGTAATACTCCGTTATCCCTCTTTCCATTTTTGCGTCAAATACAACCGATTCGGGCTTTTGTGCGGGTTTCGACTTTTTCATTAACCGGCGAGCCTCTTTTTCGGCTTTGCGGGCTTCCGCTTTCATCTTAAACCATGCGTTCCTCAAACAAGCACTGAACGACTGGCAGAACTCACGGCCGAGAACCGAGATAGAGCGTTTATACATTACCCATGCCATTTTGAAAAGTTGCGATTTGTTGATTTTCGTTTTCATATCTTTGTTTTAGTTTTATGATATAAAGATACAAGTTATATCTTGTATTTACAATGGTTTGAGCAAGATTTATCTTGTATTTAACTTTATTTATACAAGATATAGCTTGCATATACTAATAAAAAAACGACTTTTGTAACAGAAATAACTTTTAGGATATGAGAATAAGAGATATTATTGAGCAAAAAGGTATAACTACAAAAGAGTTAGCCGAAAGAATGGGAATTAGCCAAAGTGCATTGAACCAACATATATCAGGGAATCCTTCAATTAAAGTTCTTACTTCAATTGCTTCTAATTTAGGAGTTGATATATGGGAATTGTTTGTATCACCAGAAGAAGTACGCCCCAATATCGATACTACTGTATTGACGTGTCCTAAATGTGGAGCGAAGTTAAAGGTAATTGAGTCAAAAGATTAAGCTATGAACGAGGAAATAACAAAGCTATTACTTCAATGCGACACGTTGAAAGCCCGTTTGTTGGGGCTGCGCCCATTACCACCGGATGCCCTGCAAAAGATAGAGAATGCGTTTGCCATTGAATACACCTATGAAAGCAACCGGATCGAGGGAAATACGCTCACACTGCAAGAAACGGAGTTAGTAGTGAACGAAGGGGTTACTATCGCCGGAAAGTCAATGCGGGAACACCTTGAAGCGATTAACCACGTTGAAGCGATAGACTACATAAAGGACTTTGCAAAGGGAGGTATGGAAATATCGGAGCGCACAATCAAGGAAATACACGCTATTGTGCTACATGGCATAGACAGAGATAATGCCGGACGTTATCGGTGCGTGCCTGTTATGATTTCGGGAAGTACACATGTCCCTCCACAGCCGTATTTGATACAGCCACAAATGGAGGCTTTTATGACGAGGTTTACCGGAATGGAGAAGCAAGGCATTCACCCGGTGCTCATTGCGGCTTACCTTCATGATGAGTTGGTACGCATACACCCGTTTATAGACGGGAACGGGCGCACATCTAGGCTTCTGATGAATCTATACTTACTCCGCAACGGTTATACGCTGGTAAATCTCAAAGGCAGCAACGAGGACAAAATAAGCTATTACAAGGCACTGGAAGCTTCTCATACGGAGAACAATCCGGCAGATTTCCAAAAGGTCGTTATACGGGCTGAAATAGAATCTTTAAGCCGGTATCTCTCGATTGTAGGATAGTATTGTCTGGATTTGAATTAAAGATTATGAATGAAGCAATGATTTCATTTGTAACTCGTTTAAGTTTATTTATTACCTAATCACGACCTAAATTTAAAGTATAAGGAGACAAAAAAGGAGGGCGTTTTGCGTCCTCCTCGTTATGGATCCTGCTTTATATTCTTACCACAAAGCAACCTTTCCGCCTATTCCCAAATCAAGGGTGGCCGTTGTAATTCCCAAAGCTTGGAATACTCTACTCATCGTGGAAAGGGTTATAGAACTTTTACCGCTCTCCAACTTACAAATTTGAGAGCGTTTCACGCCTACTTTTTTGCCTAATTCCTCCTGTGTGAGGTTCTGTTTGAGCCTTTCTGCCTTGATAGCCTCTCCAATGTAATAAGCCTGCAAATCATCTTTGAGTTGAGCTTCCATAGCGTCCCTTTCGGGAGTGCCCACCTTTCCCCATACATCATCTATCAATTTGTCTGCTGGTGTGAAATTCATCTTTGCCATATCTGTTACTTTTTATCATTAAAATATTCTTTCCTTATTCTCTCTGCCTTTTCTCTCTCCTTTTTAGGGGTTTTCTGCGTCTTTTTCACTATCCCGTGAGTAACCACTACCAAAGCCCCTTTCTTGGTGTCCCAGAAAGCAAACAGACGGTAACAAATTCCGTTGAAAAGCGTCCGTAACTCCCATATATCAGAGTTTTCCAATTTCTTGAAAACGTCCTTTTCTATTAGACCACTCTGCACTCTACGAATATTATACGCTATCTTCTGCTGTGCCTTGAATGGCTGCTGCCTTACAAAACTGTTCGCCTCATCGCTTAGTATTATGGTTATCGTATGCCCGTCCATATCGTTTCTTGTTATATTTACAAAGATAATAATTTGTTTCCAAATTAGCAAACAATCGTATCTGTTTTTATTCTATTTTAGAAAAATTTCTCTCTCGGCTTGCCGTTCGTCTTACTCCACCCGGCATGTAAGCTCGGAGGGGAGATGTTCAGGAAATTGGGATCCGATATATTATAAACATCGGTATCTTTATATTAATGCTTAAAATATTACGTTTCATATCGCCTTAAAATCCAATCGGCCTAAATTGTCATTTATAGACTTAATGATACTTTCCTGTATCAAGGTTCCGCATTGGGTTGTTAGTTGTATAAAGTGATCTGTATCATTATCTGATACAATTCCGTACTTGTTCTTCCAGTTGCAAAAAGAGTTCTCTATATCCCGCAATCCTGCCAACATGATTAATAACTCCCTTGTCTGTCCACTGATGACTGCGTTACGCATGGTATCGACGCTACGATGTTCGATTACTTCTACTGTCTGCTCATCTTGTTTTAATTCGGTTGTTTCCATATAAAAAAAGTTTATTGTTTAACGATGTTCGGAATAGCGGGAATCCTCCCGGACACGTCCGCTACCGGTGGGATAGCTTACTTTCACAAGCGGCTGCCCCGTCTATAATTTAACAAACATATAAAAGCACCCTATTAGGGTAGGGTAACCCCGGAGCGGATAAACCGCCCCTTTGGATTTATAATAACTTTATGGTTATAGCTGATATTATGCCGAGAGTTTGGTATTGAACAATTCAATGACAAACTTTCTACCTGATTCGGTCCAATACATGTGTTCTCTTGATTTCTGTACTCCGTTATCCATATAAGGGTAGGGGACATGTTTGGTAAATCCTTTACTGCGGTATTTGGCCGTGAGGAAGTAAACAGAAGATTGTCTGTATTGGACTCCCCATTCACATAGTAGTTTGTTCAGCTTTATAGCCGATACACCTAAGAATGCCGCTATCATGTTTGTCGTCACAAGTCCTTCACTCGACATGATTTCATCGTAACATTTACCTTTGGGGGCGAGGACCTTTATAGTATCGTCCTTTATGGATATTTCCTCGTCTTTTCTCTCGATGATAATTTGTTTCTTGGCATTTTCAGCTTCGAGCTGTTTTAATCGTTCTTCTCTTTTGGCAAGAGTGGCTTGTGCAATGGTTAGTGCACGTGCCATGATTTCTTCTGGTGTGTCTTCTTGCTTGGTGGAGATGTAGCCGCCTGTCTTTCGGATTGAAGGAAGGACTTCACTTGTTATCCATTTGCGAAATAATTTTGCTTCTTGCTTCCTACTATCAAGAATAACATCATACATTCCGTCTTCATTAACGAATAACATTTGTTGTATGCCTCCTGTTGTTTCAAGGGGGTAAGTTGAAATTACCTCCTTACTAAGTCTCTGATTTACGCCTTTTGATGATAATCCAAGACATCTGCATAAATCACCTAAGCAAAATTTAGGATCATCGCTTGTACCGGCAGTACGGATTTCACCGAATTTAGGTGAATTAAAAATTTGAATGTTAGATTGCATATCTGTAAGCATTTAAAGATATGTTATAGGCAAACATAAAAAGCGGCTGCCATATACGCTGCTTACAGATAATGGGTTCCACTCCACAGAGCGAAATATCTACGTATAGGCAACCGCCAATATATAAAAGTATAGGCATAAAAAAAGCCCAACTTCTATTGAGCAAATTAACCGCTTGCCCTGCGAAATGGTTTACCATTATCATGTAAGCATTACAAATGTATTGAATTTTACGAGGTAATGCTAATTATTGGGTACAAAATTAGAGCATGGAATCTTGAAAGTGTATGAATTTCATACATAATTCAATATTATTAACCTTTGAGGGCTATTATACGATTTCCTAAGGCAGTGAATCCTAAGGCGAAATTCCGTTTAATGCAAAATTACAATATTCACAAATAATGAAGTGCACCACCAGAAAACGTGAAAAGAAAGCGATGAAAAATTAATCTCACTGCTTTTTATATGCCTCAAAATAGACGTGTGTAAACAAATGCCAAATTAGAGTTGTACAAACATCAATTCTTTAAATCAAAGGAATTATCCGTATTTTATCGAGCAAGCCACAAACAAGGCCATCGCGCCGAATATGGCACTTGCTACTGCGATGATGGTAGTTATAATCCATTTCCAGTCTATGGGATTGCGCAAGTTAGGATTGGTGGCAAGATAAATTTTTCCATATTTCGTTATGCGGACATCTTCAAGTTCATGCCCCTCGTTCCATAGACCTTTGACAAGACCCAATCTTTCCAGTGAGCCTACGCACGAAATGAATATATGGTGCGGATAAGTGTTTGGGCAAACAATCCCGCTGCTGATTAAACGCAACACTTGCTTCTCCTGTTTTGATAGCTTGATTTGCTTCATGGTTGCCACTATTTATCGTCTTTCCTGAATGGATTGAAATCTGGGTCTTCATCTTCATCGATAATGCCGTCAAGGTACATATTAGTATTGGCTTCATCTTGCCAACGCTCAAACACGGCACGGTCGGCCTCGTCCCAGTCGGTGCGTTCTTCGGGTGTCATAGTAGCACGCTGGGCTTCGATATGCTTGATTACTTCTTTTTCTTGTTTCCTTTCCTCATCAATCTCTTTAATTACTTCCTCGATAGAAGAATAACAGGATTTGGCATAGCAGCATTCTGTACCGCCATAGATAAAAGTAACGGTTTTTTCCGTTTCGCCGATTATTTTATATTTCTTCTTCATTGCTCTACAAGTATTATTCTATAAGTGCCATCTCCTTCTATCCTACGTTTCTTAACCAAGAACTTAGTTCCTTTGTCAAACAGAATTTCATGTTGATTTTCAAGTGTAAATATACCATTAAATTCTGATATTTTACTGATATTGCGCCCGTTTTTGCTCTGTATCTCAAAGATTACACGCTTGTGACTCTTGGGTATTCCGGCACGTGATATGAACTTCATAGGTGTATCCATGTAAAGGCTGGACGAAATGAAACCCTTATCGGACACTACATCGCCGATATGGTCAAGGAACCGTTCTTGAAGTTTCTTTATGCTCATGGTCTCGCCACGATAAACAACACCTTCATATTTGGGTAGCCTTGATAAGGCTTGACTTATCAGACGGCTTGCCACGTCCACATATTCATCTTCCGTTCCATTGCGTAAACGTCGGTTAATTTCACGACTGGTAGCCCCCTTGTTGCCAGAGGAGATGGCTTGGGTATAGGCATTGACCGCAGCCTGCTGCACTTCGGGAATATGCGGATAGATCTTGTTGTAATACTCTACACGGCTCATAGCAAGATTTGTCCTGCGCTTTCGAACAAAGGTTTTCTCTGTCTTGTTATAAACATTTACCTTAAAGTCCTCACGAATATATTTATCATTATCACGAATAAAATAAGGTGCGCTGTCCCAACTCTTTGCTCGCTGTATATTTTCGTTTATCCACTTTTTGAAAGCGTCCGGTACGTCTTTAACTTCGTTCACGCTTGCTGTCGTGGCTTCACTCCGACCGTCCCATTCCCAAAATTCTTCTTCGGTTTTTAGAATGGGTATCTTGTAACAGCGACAATTGCTACCCCAAAAGCATTTTCCGTTCCTGCGGATATACATGATATGGTTGCGTTCCAGTGTCAAATCATAGACAAGACCATCATAATGCTGTATCTCTTTATTAAATACCGAAGACGTGACAGAATAGCATTCACGTATAGAGTAACAATCATAGTTTGACTTTATAATTGGACCATTCGCTTTGTGTGATACTCCTGCTTTATTTATAGAAAAAGAAGGCCTATGTCCTGATTTCAGTATTAGTTCGGATAAGTCTCCTGCCATGCGTTCAGATGTGGTGAAGTATATGATTTCATCTTTATCTGACTTGAATTCATTACCGTGATTCCCTATGAATGATCTGCAAGGACGCTTATAACCGTCGCAAAGGACAAAGGCATCAAGAAAAATCCTTATCTGCCTCTTTGAAGCATTCTTTATAACATACGGGACAAATTTGTTTATACACCGTCCAAAAATCTTCAAATAGTTGCGTATGGTAGTGTTATAAAATACGACCTTTTGTTTTTCAAGATGTGGTTCAAATCCCATACGCTTGATGCAATCAACTATTTTATCTCTTGCCGTTTCTCCCTCTTGCTGGGATATTACGACGCCTGAATTGCTCATTGTACTACCGTCAGAAAGCCAATACCCCATAAATTCGCAGAACAAATCAAATGGGATTATCAAATCATCAATTTGGTAAAATTCGACATCGCCTGATTCATACTCGCAACCTCTATAAAATCTGCCTTTACCTTTCGTGTATTCTTTCGCTTGGCAATTCTTAATTTTTCCATCATTCTTATTCAAATACACCATATTGTGTTCTGGGGTTACGAGACAATCAAGAGAGCGATTGTAGAAATGTATCATTTCTCCATAATATGAGAAACATTGTCTATCGATAAATTCAACCCATTCTATATTACGTGTATTTGGATTTAACGATAATATCAAATCATCATCTAAAACGTCTTTGAATAACTTCCAACCTCTATTCGTCAGAACTTCGCTATCATCTGAATAACAAAGGGGATGCCAACCGGTCCATTGGAAGTCTTTCGGGTATTTTCCAGCTAGTATATCGCAAATGTCTTGGAAAGGCTTTCCGTTGCAAGTATGGTTGTTGCTTAATTTGATTTCATATCCCACCACGAAGTCCATCTGCTGCCAGCGAAGGTTTTCAGCTTGGCGGTATGCCATATTGATTTCGGAAGCAGCCAAACGGATAGAACGATACTCACAATCCATTGCCCGTGATGCTTTTCCGAACCTTTCCTTGTAATCTTTTTGTAGTTGCGGGAAATCGAGCAGATATTTGGAGATTTGCTTACTTAATGTAATTGCACTCGTACCTTTTTGAATGGCACATGATATGGCTTCTTCAAGTTCTTGCTTATACAGAGTCGATTGATTCCACAACTTATCTGATATGGTAAATCCTTTATCCTTACGTTGCTGAAATGCTTTCAATGCATCATTATTGGGCTGGTATAGGATTTCGTATTTCTCTTTTCCTATGGTTGCGCCATAAGTTTGCAATACTTTGTTGGCAAGAAGATCTTGAACTTCGTTGCTGTTTTTCCATTCTTCAGAAGTTCCACTATATATTACGGCTCCGATGTCCTCAACGAACCTTTCTTGTAAGTCTCTTATCCGTTTCCTTGTTTGGGGATAATCCGACCACATAAACGGCCTATCACTATCAATGGTAAAATCGGTGATTCCGACTATTTTAGCCGCCTCTAAATTCAAATCCTCGTATATGGATTCCACAAGCATGACGTATTTGACGAGCCGTTTATTAAGCTCGCCGTACTTGCGTTTCTGATTTGGAGTTTTTGGCTTTGCCATTGCGTATTATTTATTTTCAACCCTGTCAGGTGCTGGCATTTCCAATAAACGAATAGCTTTAATTGTTTCTTTACCCTCTAGTATTGCTTTACATAAGCGGTGGTATCCATCGGCGATTTGTCCTACATCATCAAGAATAATAGGATATTCAAGAGAACATTGATTCACCCGTTTGCACTGAAATATAAAACTATGAAGTTGATTACACTCAAACGGCTCTGCTGTCAAGTCAATATTCCATAAGGGCATATCAAGTATAGGGTATTCTTTTACTTTTGCAAAGTCATAGAGTGTTTGGGCTGTCCAAATTTTATCTCCACGGTGGTATTCACTTTCAGCGAAAGTCATATTATCAACTGGAACTTTCATTTTACTGTTCTTTCTTGATGTACACTTTGATTTCACCTCTCACATGGATCTCGTCCCCAACCTTGCAGACTGTATATTCAATCAAATCTTTTTGATTGATGGAGTTGATGATTGACTTGCGTATCTCATTCTTGGTTTCACAGACAAGCATTTCAACAGCCTTACGGTTGGACCACCCTTCGTCAACTTTATTCTTCTTTCGGTAATCCTTGATTTCTTTTTTAGTCAGGACAAGGCAGACGCCAAGCTTCCTTGCTTCGTAGTTATCAACACTTTCAATATTGCTCAATCTTTCTTGTGGATTGATTTTATAAGATAACTTAATGAGCCACATTGATATTCTTTTTCTCATAATGTTTCAGTATTTAAATTGCTGACTCTCCGAATATATTGTCGACCCTGCTTTGTGAAGTGATAGTCTCCTCTTGCCGTATCTGTTCCAATGTAGCCTGCGCGTCATTGCTATAACCTGCCTGTTGGATAGATTCAAGCTGAGACATGACTGGTTTTCCGCCATTAAGTTTCAATAAGCGATCTGCTGTGGCATCTTCATCTTGTTGTATAAAGGGGGTAATGATATGTTCAATCTCTATATTATCAATTTCGCTTGCCCATGATGTGTTCATGTGCTTCAAAAATTCTTTGATGACACTTGCCTCACGTTCGAAAAGCTCAATCCATGAGCCGCTTTCGTCTCCAACCTTTAAGTGGGCGTCAGTCAAAAGCATTTGTCTGGCATCGTAACCTATGTTCCCCAAAGACTTCATGTTGTCAAAAGAAACGTCCGGCATCTGCGATTGCATCCAATAGAGTTTAAGCAGGGTTTCCACGTGATACTTCAATGCTTCGATAGATTGCGACCATGATACATACGATACGTCTCCATTATATTCCACACGGTAAACTCTACGGCTTTCTCCTTTATCTTCTCCACCTTTTATACCACCGGCTATTTTCAAAATTGGTGCTGAATTATAGGCAATCACGTCGGAGTTACGAGAAAGTGTATATTCCAATTCTTTGCGAATACGAGTTAATCCGTGGTATATAGGTACAGGTCTAAATGCGTATGCACCGGGTATTTTCATTAATCGTATTTGTTCAACAGTACCGACAGGTTCCCAACCTTTACCATTTTGTTTCCATTTATAATGTTTGTCCGATGTGTATGTCTCAAAATAAGTAATTACTTCGTCCTTTACCTTTTTGGTGTATTCAAAGGACATTGCAAGCATATCGTCAAGCTCGTCGATCAATGGATATAGTTTTACTCCCTCCATTGGCGAGTATGTCTTGCATTTTAGCTTATACTTACTATTAAAACCATATAATGTATTGGGCTTTTCTACTACGTACCAAATTGTGAAAATTTCGCATGAGGCGAAATACGCATTTGCACGTTTAATATTTTCTGTATCGATTCGGGCATACTTGTAAATTGCCTCTATAGCCTTTGCTATCTGTTGGCGGACTTCAAATCCTTCTGTGTTGTGGTAGATACGTTTTACAGGAATGGCAAACATGAACTCAGTCATACGCTTTGTAAGCAGCTTTTCAAGGCCAATGTAAATGCGTGATGCTTCTTCTTTTGTCCCGTCTTTGCGTATTTTATCTTTTCGTGTTATAGTATCTTTGGCTATTTCATGGAATGATGGTTCATACGCTTTAATAAGAAATTCCCATGAAGGAACACAAACGGATTTTCTTTTTAAGTCATTGATAATATTATCAACGGGTCGGGCACTGTTTAATATAGCGGTTATTTCGTCCATAGGCTTGTTTCGTATTACTTCATACGATTTTTTTTCAAAAATAGTAAAAGTGAATGAATTTCATATACTTTTAAACTATATTTCACACAGTATGTAGTCTACTGTATTTAGTCGCCGTATCTTATCTAAAATAGGAGATATGATACAATCATATGGTGAAGCAGGTTCAATATGACCCTCGCTGTATCTTATCTAAGTAATGGGATATGATACATCATAATCACTGTAAGTTCAACATATCCAATTTTATTAAGATAGTTCAGTAGTGGAAAATCCCTACCGTTAAGGGCGTACAGCCGCCCCGATGTTCAAGTTTATTATTCCTGCTTAATTAGATGAGCAAGCTCTATCTCCAAGCATTTGTTCATTACTCGTTGGGCATCGATGATGTTCTTGTGCCTGTTATTGAGTTGTTTTAGGACTTGGTTTTGCATCTCTACATTTTCTTTTTCCACTTCTCCTTTTTCAATCCGTTCCAGCAGGTCTGCTATGAAATCTTCCATATTCACATTCCCAATTTGCTGGAATACAACTTTCTTTTGCAATACATTCTCCATGATTTTATCATTTTATAGTTAGATTTATATTATTCATTTTGGCTTTATATTCTATCTTAGTTTTAAGCCCGTAGTATGACCAGTTACGCAAGACGAAAGGTATACCCTCTGTGTTTTCCTCTTTTGCATCTTTTTCACGTTGTATTTGGTTAAGTAGAATGATCTCGTCGCAACGGTTGTTTACGGCGTAATTAACTAACATACGACTGTATGTGTGTAGTTTTGTGTCAACATAGTGTTTCTCTTTTTCGTGGAAGTGTTTGAGAGCCTGAACTTTTCGTTTGCGTCCCTTCCCTCCTGTGGTGTATTTGTTCTCGATCTGGCAACGTTTGAGGGATTCCTGTATTTGACGACGACGATAGTTAAATTCTTCTTTCGTGCCTATTTCATATAACTTCATTTTGTCGATGTCGTTGTTTACCTTATCGGAAACAAAACAACAGATTGGGTTGAATACTCCAAGAAAAGCATACAATTTTTTACCCTTTATAGGGCTATTTTCAGATTTGGGAATATCTACACATAATAGTAAGAATGTTTTTCCATCATTTATCTGTATGGAAGATGTTACCATCTTATATTCTCCTTTTAGTATACGTTCGACAATTACACGGTTGTTGCTTCTATCCCTACCGAATCGCATTTGAAACGGTATTCCAATGAGTGTAAAGAAACACCCGTTTCTCGTGATTCCATCTCTTGAGATGTATTCTTCAAAACGCATATTGGTAAATCTGTCGGCTTTGAAAGGGACAGGCATGTTGCTTTTATAGCTACGTAGTGACTTATCCCATGTTCCTCCATTTTTTTTGTCATCTTGATACATCTTTCTGACGTTTTGAATGACGCATGACACCATTCCCATATCAGCACTTCCTTTAAATGTTTGACTCGCTACAACATATGGTGCATTATTACGTGAAGATTTATCTCCTTTTACTCCGAGAAACGTAATAATTTCCTTATCTGTGTCGGATAGGTAGGGCATCGTATTATCTAGCGCAAAGAGATGAGAAGCGCACATGTTAGCTACTTTAACAGCTATATTGCGGTTATCGTATAGTTTTTTCAAATATAACTTCTTCAAATCTTTGTCACTTTCGCAAACAAATATTTCTATTTTTCTTGTTATTATCATAGATGATTACCTATTACTTACTGATTTCAAATATTTTTACATGATTTGGTTTGTAATACATTATCAGTAATTTTGTTACCTGTACTATCAAATACTTCTATAGTTGGTCTACCTCCGTTATCAATAGGAGAAATAGCCTCTGATGTTTCATATAAAGTTTCTCCGTCTGTAACCATTATCTGCTTGTCATCTTCAAAACAAAGTACATCTTCACCTTCCCATGATTTTATTATTTCTAAGGCTTCTTTATAACTTTCTGCTTCGATAGAAAACTGGGTACGCTCCCAACATGTTACTTTGCGGTCCTGATAAAAATCAAATGTTTTCATTGCTCTTATGTAATATATCTTATTTTATTTCACTTATTGTAAGTTCTGGATATTCTGCGCCTCTTGCATTTTCCAAAAAAATCATTGTGTTGCAAAAATCAACTGCTTCTTCGTATGTTTCAAACTTAAATGTTACACTTGAACCTTTCTTTGATACTTGGTATTTCATCGTTCTTGTCTTTTAATTGTTAGTAATGTTGTTTGTTTTAGTATTGTAAAGATACTCATTATCAGTGAGTTAACCAAATATTTGCAGCCTTATTTTACTCATAATCAAGAGTTTAACTTTTGGTAACTTTGCAGTTCCCATTTATATCCTGCTTCGTCCCATTATAAAATCTCATCATGTTTATTCTTGTATTAATTTTTTGCTTAATATTTTTCTTTTTGAGTTGTTCACCCCACTGATAGGCTTCCTCAATGACACTCTTGCAATGTTTCTTCTCCCAATTCTCGCAGAAAGGATATGACTTGTATATACTCTCAATCATGTTTCAAATAATTTTTTATAACTCATATTTTACTCCTAATTTTCATCAAATATGCTTTCGATTTTTTCGTTCACTCTGTCACATGTATCTCCAAAGGAAATGGCAAAAGATTCGTCGCCTACACGGTCTATGATGGATCGCAGGTCACGGGCAATGTGGTTGAACGCTCTCAGTTCTTCCAGCATAGGAAGGGTAACAGTTCCGTCATATTTTTTCAGTAGTGAAAGTAAATCGACGGCGGAGGATTCTGCAATGTCCGCCAACACTGGGATTTTTCTCAGGAGGCGATTACATTTATCTTTGTCCTCTTTGCTCATGGTGTCGGTGATTGTTTTTGCCGTGACTTGCTCAAGGGTTTGTAGTAGCCGGTCGTATTGCCTTCGTAAGTTGTCAAACAGAGCGAAGTCACCCCTTCTCAGAGCCTTCTCCATCTTCCGGCTGTACTCCTCTTTCAATATTTCAATGTCCATATCAGGACAATTTTAACTGTTCAACGTTACTTTCAATCTTAACTATCTCTTCATCAGTCCTAACGTTTGATATAAGTCGGAGAGAGTAAAACGGAGTGGGAATAGGGTAACGTACCTCGTTAATCTCGTAGCCCCAATTAAAGTACACCGGGCTTGCAATCGTGTCGTGGCAAATAACCCGCCCTCTTGCCCCGTGAACCATTAAATTGAGGGCACACATTTTGCAGCTAATTCCGTCTATGTCCTCGCCGACGTAGTAGCCGCTTTTATTCTCTGTATATGCAGCTAGCAATGTCCGTCCCGAGCCGCACGCAGGGTCTCCTGTCTTTCCACTTATTCCCCCATTGATTTTCTCCATTATGGTACATAATCCTTCCGGTGTAAAGAACTGTCCCAGCATCGAAGATTTTCCTTTTGATTGATACATCTCCTCGTATATATTCCCGAACACATCTATCCAGCCGCTCGACTCGATTCCCTTGCTTACTATTTCAAGCCACAATATAGTGGCATTAAACAGGTGTTCGTCTTCCTTCGCTTTATCTTCCAAGTGTTTGTCATATGTCCCGTTAACGATGTATTTCACATCGAACATATCGACGAGGTAATCAAGCCACATACCCAATCCTTGCTGCCCGTCATGTCCGTGTATCCTTACGGATTCCTCTATTTCTTCAATGATTCGTTTCATGATTACTCCTCCCACTCGATTTTAATTGTACCTAAATACGATGGCGGACAATTACTTACGGCTTCTTCTCTGTTAGGAAATACGCCAACAGCTAATGTATCTCCATAATTATTTTTGCACAAGTTAACCCACCCCTCTTTCTTTTCAGGGGACATCATAAGGTTAAGATTATTATCATGCTCATCACATACACCATCAATATCATACTGATACGCATTTTCTTCTGTATCACAATTTATAATAGCAACAATTGGAAAGTTTTTATTGTTTAAATCAAAGCAAATAATCCTTGCCTTTCTACCATCTCTCGTGCAGACTGGTTTGCCTGCTTTGGCTGCTTCAAGGTCAAATTCTTTTAAGTTCAATTTCTTTTCTTCCATATCTTCTTTGTTTTGTTTGATTTCTATACTTATTATTTTTTCATGCCAATCATATAATACATAATCATCGCATATAGGTTTATGATTTTTAAAATCTTCATATACCATGAAGTTTTGAACATAAACTTTACCGCCTTTAAAAATTTTGTCGTATATAAAATGTGGCTCTCCGACCTTTTCAAGTTTCTTGAAGATTACAGATTTACTGTCACTTCTATAAGTTCCACTACATTTATCAAGGTCACAATTACCTATGACATTAAAAGAACATAATTCACAAACAGTGGCACAATCATATTGTTTTGGTTGCTCTACGCACTGATACCACTCACCGTTGTACTCAAATATTTCTCCTACTTTTCTTTCCATATCTTACTGTATTTTAATCGTTCAAATTCAATTATCTCTTTATCCCATAGTTTGGCCGCAAAATGTTCTAACTGGCAGCCTTTGGATTTTTCCCAACCGGGGCAAAGACATATCATGTCGCATTCCATAAGAGCCTTTATATCGTTTCCCAGAAGTTCATGATAGGGTTTGTCCAAATCGGGGTTTACATCGAAGTCTATCGGTGTGACGACACGGTAGCCTTTCATTTCGAGGACTCCCGAAACGTATAGTATTTCACTTTCCACTTCATCGAAGTCCCTGCCGGTAATGGGTAGGGAGATGTAGATTTTCTTTTTACTCATAATACAACAATGTTAACTAAACTATTAAAAGAGTTAATTTGATATTTGATAACTAAATATCGAAGTCGATTTGCATCGAACTTGATTCGGAACATTAACACCTCCTTTCCGGCGAACTGTCATTCGCCATCATCTTGTCCATTCTCGTGTGAGAAAGACATTAAGCCCAATGTCCTGTAACTTTGGGCTTTTTTTAGTTGCACTTGACAGGGTGCAACTTATAGCTTGTCGATACAGGTCGGCAGGCAAAACGGAAAGGAGGTGTTAATGTGAAAGATCAAGTTCAAAATGAAAGTGGGAAAATCCGCATATTCTGCCGTTATATCATCAAGAACGGTAAAAAGATTTACCCTAAAAGGTCTAAATACTTTTCGTTCTTGGTGAGCGATAAGAAAAGTGCGTGATTTCGCTTTCTATGGGAATGTACAGGCATTCCCTTTCATCTATACTCCTACTTCTTTTCCTTCCATGATTATATTTCATTTTAAATCGAATATCTTGCTTGAATCCCTAATAGAATCAATAGACATCTTGGCACTCATTTGCCCCATAAATTCAGCAAAATCCATCGCCAGATTCCAACTAGACCATCTATGAGTAATCTCTACTAGTTCAAAAGCATTTAGTAATACCAATTTTTCGTTTTTCTCTCTCAGGTCATTTACAGCGTCCCGTATTCGATTATAAAGATCTCCATGTTCTCTACCGGTCCATACGGTTGTATTTCTTGGATTGTATAGTTCATCAACCTTTCGTTCGATATGCCTATAATTAACTGTATATGAAGGGAGTTTGTCTTCCTGAATCGCATTATACACATCAATTTCTACCGGGCCATATGGCATAGCATAGAAATTATCGAATATATCCAAAAGGTCATCGCCCCCATCTTTCTTAGGAGCAGCAGCCAAAAACAGCAGCTTCATGGCTGTAAGTTTAGGAAACGGCTTGCCCTTAATCGTTTCATGATTATCTCGCCACTCTTCAAAAAGGTGGAGCATATAATCAAATGCCTCTATTTTATCTATTTCCATTTCTTTACCAGTTCGAAATCATACACAAATACATAAGGGTTTCTCTCCCATGTGCCTTTACCGCTTACTTTATCAATTAGTGCAGCATAGGCTTCACGAGGTGTATCAAATAATTTTCCCGTTGAACACCAAGAAAAACCCTCTTGCTCATAGTAATTAATCCCCTCTGCCATACAATCAACATCAGATATATCCCGCAACCGCTCCACGCTTACGGCTGTTATAATGACATAGTGTGGCATTAGCTCTGGCTTCACATACATTTTATTTGTCCAGCCTGCACCGTTTGGGAATAAATTAGGATTGCACTCATCATTGTAAAAGGAATTGTAGCTTTGAGCGACGGCTACGATTTCACCTACTTTATACGGGAGTCGGAATATGCTACCACCTTCCAGCTTTGCTCCATAACCACAGAACTCACAATAAACACTACCATCTTCGTTGACAACCAAACTCATGGGTTTGTCCTTCCAATATGCTGATTTATACCAACGATGTACAGCAGAACAGTCCTCCGGTTGTGGATTCATTATACGCCTCGTCTGTGTCTTTCTACCTTCAAGTACGGCTTGTGTGAGTCCGTTTTTATCATTGAACATTATTTTCTTCATATCTTATTCCTCCTTTAATCATCTAACTATCTTTTTTTATATACATAAATTTAATATCAGACTTTTCTCTCATTTTTTTTATTTCTTCGATAATAACTTTTCTAATAAACCAGTATCCACCTGTAAGAAAATAATTTAAACCGCTTACTATTTCTGACTCATACCTCGTTCCTTTATAGATAACTCTATAATATCCACTCCATCCACCATCATGATATTCAAAATTTTGTAAAATATCATTCCTTAATCTTTTCAATAATTTAATCTTCATATCTTATTCCTCCTTTATAATTTCTTTCATGAAACAAATCCAGTGTGTATTAGATCGTTTGCCGGATATATGCCCGAATATTGGTCTTTCAGGTGTGAGCTTCAAAATTTCAGAAACCTTGATATCTGTCTCGTTCCATTTGAAAATCAAAAATCCTCCGGGTTTCAGGACTCGAAAACATTCTTTAAATCCCTTTGCCAGCATATCACGCCAATCTGAATACAGAGCTCCGTATTTAATTTGTTGGTAGCCTGTTGGCGATGCTTTTTCGTTCAAACTTCCGTACATATCTGCCATCTTTGACTTTCCAGCATTCCTTAATAAGTGAGGAGGATCGAAAACTACCATCGAAAAAGATTTATCCTCATAGGGCATATTTGTAAAGTCGGCTTGTATGTCGGGATTTACTTCAAATAATCTACCATCGCATAAATGAGTAGAGACCTTTCGAATGTCTTGAAAAAGAACTCTTTCGTCATGTTTGTCGAAGTAGAACATCTTTCCCCCACAACAGGCATCTAATATCGTTTTTCTCATTGCTCTCCTCCTTTCTTCAATTCTGCTATGAGCGCATCGGCACATTCTATTGCATATTGCGCTTGTGCCATTGTATTTTTGAATCCTGTTGTATCATTGTTATGTTGTTCAGCAGCAGTCATCATATCTTTCGCTATCTCATATCTGCGTTTCTCCCAATCAATATTTTTTTCAAATTCAAGTGCAAATGAAGGTATTATCCTATTATCTGTCGTATGATATGCAGGGCACGAAATATGAACAGTACCTTTTTGTTTAACCTCCACTATTTCTCCTGTTCCTTTAATTTTTGCTTTCATTGCTCTCCTCCTTTCTTATTATCGTACTTCTCACAGTTTAACTTATATCCATAAGCGAGCATTCTCAAAAAGTTTTCATCAAGTCCAAAATCAAACTGTTTGTCATCGCTTACAACAGAAACACATAAACTTTTGTCGCAAAAATCAATATACGCTTTTGCCGTTTGATTGTTATCTGTAATAATTATCGTTTGTGATTGAATCGTGTTCATCATTTCTTTCATTTCGTTCCTTATCTCCTGTTTTGAAAGTTGAATTCCATGCCAATAGTAATGCTCGTTCATTGAAATCGTGCATCTCGGCTTTTTCAAACTCTCCTTTGTTATCACATTTTATCATCATTGAGCGCTCCTCGTCCATCAAGCGGGATATTTTCTTTCGCATCCTGCTTCCTGCATCGCGAAGCAGGGTATAATATTCATCTCTTGGAATAGTATTTATTGTTCTTCTCATTTATTCTCCTCCTTTCATAAGTTCGGTTTCTCCCATATCCGTATACTTTTTACTCTTATTTCCATTAACTCTAATAATGCCTTTCTCAAATCTCTATCCATGCCTACACCGGAAACATTTTCAAAATAACATTGCCATACTTTCTTATGGCTGTCGAAAATGATTAACAGGTCGTGTAACCCGATCGTAGGCTTATGAGACAGTATCTCCGATACGATGTCTTCTAGGGGTTCTGTTGGTGATTCTTTTTTCATAACTTATATGTTGAAAATGTTCTGTTGTATGATAGTACCAATAGGAGTCTTATATTCACCGAGACATTCTTGTCTGAATCGTTCTTCTTGCCGGCAATAATATTCTGGGGATATTTCGGTAGCATAAAAGTCATAACCCAGTTTATACGCTGCTATCCGACTGCTTCCGCTTCCCAAATGGGTATCAAGTATTTTATCTCCTTTTTTAGCCAATTTTTCCAATAAATAAGCGTAGAGTTTTATCGGTTTTTGCGTCGGGTGTATCCGTTCCTTATCACCGCTTCCGAATCCGCTATTCAGAGAAAATAATTTGGCCGGTTTATCAAAGGAAGTCCAAGCGAACTCACATTGAGAAAAGTTCTCCCACGGTTGTGATTTGTCCCAGCAAACGAAACATCTGCATGGAGGAAGGTCAAAGTAATTTCCTCCCCAGATTATCTGATTGCGAGATACTCTGAACAATTCTTCAAAATATTCCGGCTCCGGTGCTTTATCCCAATCGATACCGAACTTGTTGAGACTAATTCTCTTCAACTTACCGCATCCTCGTGTACTTTTCTTGTCCAATCCATAGGGCGGATCGACGATAGCTAAATCGAAGAATTTATCGGGTATATCCTTCATGTATTCCATGCAATCCATATTGTGTACTTCGCTTATCGGCATAGTGTATCTATTTTATTTGTTTTAATAATTTGGACAGTCAAAGTCTTTTCGTTCATATCCCATGTTAAACAGCCATTTGAGCTCTTCCCATTCCTCGAAGGTGAGGCTGGTGGTTCTGCTTCGTTCCAATTCCCGTTCCTTTTCCTCCTGCCTTTTCTTGTCCTCATAGAACCGCAATAGTTTCTCTCTGTCGGCTCTGAACTCTCGAAGAGACCTTGTTATCACCATAGGGTCGAAAACTCCGTAGAACGTCCCGTAAAGCCCTTGCTTGAACCGCTGAAAGAATACCATGAACTCGGTGAGCTTGAAATCACCATAGCCGGAGATGATGATACGGGCTATCTCCTCGTATTCCTTTTCCGTCATTCCGTCCTTGCGGACTCCCGAAAATTCGGCTAGGTCGAGAAGCTGTATTTCCAGCCACGACTCGGCGATGTGGCCCCCGAACGTCCTCGATACACGGGCTATGCTCGGAGCTTTTCCGATAAAGCATCGTTCGAGGCTCTGGCAATAGCGGCCTTGATTGTCGGGGCTAAAAAGGCAGAGCAGATTCTCCCCCGTCTTGTAGGTTGCCAGTATCTCCCGTTGCCAGCTTGGTGGCGATGGCTTTTGCAAACTCTTCAACTCGCTCCTGTTTGGTCTTTCCGGTAGCAGCTCTTCTATTTTTTTCATACTTTTTCTCGTTGTTTGCCCATGTGGCGAGCCGCTTGGAGAGCTCCCATGTGGGCTGTTTCTCGAATCTCATTTTCGTTTGGGAGGCGTTCATCTCCGACCAATAGTCGAAGAATGCCCGAAGCATTTCTTTCCCGTACTTGTCGGCATAAGGGACAAGGGAATGATAAAAGGCTTCTTTCCTTTCGTGCGTGGCGGCGGACGCCGCTTTTTTCTTTATACTCTCGTTAGAGAGTATTTCTTTTTTTTCTTTTTCTTTTTCTTTTATTTTCTTTTGTGGTATTTTCTCAGAGTTTATTGGCATTTCTTCGGAAGAAATAGGCATTTCCTCGGAGGAAATATGTTTTTCCTCGGAAGAAATAAGGGAATATTCGACAAAATCGCATTTCCGATTGATCTGTTTGCAAATGTCCCTGTATCGTTCCTGTATTCCTTTCGATGACAGCACATGTTCCATTTCAAATAATTCTTTGGAAAATAACCCTAGTGCCAGACAGCTCTTAATCACTTCTGATATATATGCCTCTTCAAACCCGGTCTGTTCCGAAATAATGAAGGGCAACTCTTCGTCCCACATCATGTAGTACCCACCCTTGTAGATAAGACATAGCAGGAGAGCATATACCGTCATAGCTTTACCGCCTTGATACTTGATTAACTTTCGTATTCTTATATCTTGAAATGTGTCTATGTCAAAAGGAAAATAGTCCAATCCCATTTTTCTATTTCGTCCCATGTATATTTAGTTCCTATTTTCTTTTTATAAACTCATGAATTTTACTCATAATATGACAATTTCCACTGACGTGAAACGGTTGGGAAACTGTAAGATTGTGCTCATAATTGTTCTTATTTATTACATGGTAAATTTAATATATTATTTACTTTTTGGCAAATATAAACATCTGTAAATCAAATGATTAAACATTTTTTAATTTGTAGTTTCAGTGATTGAAAATGCCCACCCGTTCAGGGTCTTGTGCTTGTCAATCTCACCGGTTTTGCATAACTCGTTTATCTCGGATTTGAGTGACCGGATAACCACCGACTGTATTTCGGTAAAGCTCGCTATGGAGGGCTCCTTGTTATTCTTTTTCTTTTCCTCGATAATGGAGGATATAACTTGCTTGGCTATAATCATGGCTATTCTTGTTTTGACAATTCTGGGTTATGAGAATACAGCCGGCAGGTACTTGTGCCGGTAAACGTTTTTCAGATAGGTTATCATTTGGTCGTAGCTCTTGATAAAGCCCTCGTTGATAAGGTCGGCGACTTTTCTTTCCAGCTCGTACAATTCCCGCTGTTTCTTTTCTTCGCCGTATTGGTTGCGGATATTCCTTTCATGCTCGTTGAACACAATCCAGTTCAACGCTTCGCCTACTTTCTGCATGGCTTGGGGCATGAAGTCTTTCCGAACGATCTTTGAAACGGCCGAGCCTAGTTTGTTGTAGGCATCGCCGGCTTCATTGCGATACTTTATCATCTCGTCATAGACGAATTTCAACACCTTAACCTTAAACGACGGGTTAATCCACATTGCAAAATCGATGAACAGTAAGGGTGACATCCAAACAGCCCCTGCCTCTTTGCTCCCGTCTTTGTTAGTTCTCGATTTATTGATTATAAGTATTTGATTTATAGGTTTTTCGGAATTCCGAATTTGATCGTCGTCATTTATAAGAGCTTTTATAAACTCTTTTGTCTTACTGTTTTCGAGATAGTGGTTAACATTTTTCTTATGGTTGTTGCCTTCGTTCCACTGTTTCAACAATTCGGATGCACAGAAAAATCCGTCTTTGGTACGTTGGGTCACATCTATGTTACCCATTCGCCTTTTCATCAGTTGGTTCGTTTTCATATCGTATTTTTATTTATTGATTTTTGATTGGATAAATTGCAAATACGAAATCCGTGTAGATTTTCGTTTTCTATGCACCAGCATAACATCTCGTAGGCGGCATCGATAATATCTTCATGTTCGGCAGTGACATAAATGTCTTTATAACAAACCTGTACAAGTAAATCGAATGTGCATTTTATCATTAAAGGGCTTGCATACTCATCAATCATTTGTCTGGGCAACAAATCTAAAATATCCTGCAAAGTGAATGTGGGTGCGGTTTCTGCCTCCATATTGTCAAATTTGTTTGGGACAATACCAAAAGCTAAACTCCAACAATTTTCCACCTCTTTCCCGTCAATTTTGGTAACTTTAACCCAACATGCACTTGCACAGTTTGTATTTAATCCAAGTTCTTGCAAGTGCTTCATCTGCTTTATTGATAATACTTGTGTACTCATAATACTGATTTACATTCCACAATAAGGTTTGTTTATTTTAGATTCAACGACTTTGTATTTAATGGGCAATCCGGAGCAGGTGATAGCGAGCAGGGCAGAGTCCCTTTCTTCTTGGTTGCTGCGACTCGCATTGAACGCTATCCCGCTCATCTGGCACAACCGCTTCAATTCTTCATGGGTGATCTTGCCGTCTTTCCCTTGCCAGCACTTGCGCAATGGGGATTGCTCCATGACTTGTATTCCGTAATGCCTCAGCATTTCGACTATCTTGCGACCGGTCTCTTGGTTGCGACCTACATGCTCGCCTTTCTTGGCTGCGCTCGCCCGTGTGTCTTTCGGTGACAAGTGCCAGTTGGATTTGTTTTTCCAACCTGCCTCGACATATACCACGGTGGCATGGCCGAGTTCCGCACCTTCGAATGCCACCGAACGGACGATTTCCAACAACTCCGGGAACGGGTGGCTGTTAACCGTCAGCTTCATGTCGTATAGTCCTAGTATGGCAAGTCCGCTGCGCTCCACGTCGGGGTCTATCCCTATCACTACATCATATTTTATTTTTCTATTGTATGTGGCTTGTTCTTCCATTATATTGTATCTTTCTCTTTTTGTTCGGCAGGCGGGACTCGAACCCGCAACTGTATATTCGCTCCTTATACTCGACTTATACCGCTCTCCCGTTTGAACCACTGCCGATACCACCTAAAACACTTATGGCTTATTTCTCCCCGCAGTTCCTTTCTCCGTATGGTGCTCGACCACGTACCCGGTTCGGCTTGCGGGAATGTCTCACATTATGCTCCTATATCAGGTCCATGATTTTTGTTTTCACAATTCCGTCCAACCGCATGTCGTTAAGACCTTGTCTCATGTGTTCTTGCATGAGGCGGTTGGCTTCGGTGATGTCTTTGGCGCAAACGAGGTTGTAGTACTTCGTTTCCTTTTCATTGCCGTTGTCATCAATGAATATGTATATCAACGTGGCTTTGTAGAAGGGCTTGCCTTCTTCCTTCTCATTGACTATCTCGACGACATTAGAGCGGGTGATAGAGATTACATCGCAATTTCCGTTGTACTGTTCAAGTCCTTTGGCTTCGGCCTCGGCGAACAGTTCTACATCGGTGATGAAGTGTTCGATGACTTCTTTCATCTCTCCTTTGCTGTTCTCTTTTTCTACTTTCAGTTTGATTTCGTAAAACATCGCTTTTATTTTTTATCGGTTAAAAACTTCTTTGAACTTCTCGTCGAGGGCATTCAATATTCTCATTCGCTCAGCCGCTCTACCTTGATTATCAGTAGTGTAAATTCTCATTAACAATTGCTCTCGTGAGCCACAAAAACAGCCACATGTATAAAATGGAGCAACATTGGGATAGTTGTGTTTATACCAGATATGAGTAGTACCTTGTACTGACACATAGGTATCTTTTACCGAAAATTGAAGTTCTTCCGCTTCGTAATCGGGCATGTTTGGGTTTCTTGCCGCATTCCTGCGGACACACCAGTCGCTATCCTTTGCCAACTCCGTGAGCACATCGGCGGGAGTGTTGGGATTCCCTGCCGCATAACTGCGGACACACCAGTCGCTATCCTTTGCCAACTCCGTGAGCACATCGACGGGAGTGTTGGGATTCCCTGCCGCATTCCTGCGGACACACCAGTAGCTATCCTTTGCCAGCTCTGTGAGCACATCGGCGGGCGTGTTGGGATTCCTCGCCGCATTCCTGCGGACATCACAGTTGTTGTCCTTTGCCAACTCCGTGAGCACATCGGCGGGAGTGTTGGGATTCCTCGCCGCATAACTGCGGAC